CTAAAAATACATCTGCTCCCATTACTTTTTCTCCTTTTGTTTTTTTAATTCATTAAGTTTAAGTTTCAGTTGCCACCTCTTAGGTTTGCGTTGCAACCCCTCATCAGGATTCTTTTCCCACTCCTTGTAGGCTTTAGTCAAGTCCATTGTTTCTCTCCAATAGTTGTACACCCATCTTACGTAACATATCCATCACCATGTTATGTAATGTCATGTTAGGTTCGTGACGAAACACAAGTGTCTCATCGTTTAAACTGTCTCTTGCAGTCAACAGGATATCCCCATCGTTCTTGAATTCAACAGTCATAGTGAGTTCACCCTCCGGTATATTTTCATTCATACGCTTACTCCAGTTCGTAATTAATTAACACACTACATCTGCCTACAATCATGTCACCAAACGCAGTACGTCCTGTCTTTCTTAGCCACTTATACCATTTAGTAGTAGCCATCTTATTGATTTCGTTTGAGTTATCAAACTTACCTTCTTCGTCTATGATCGCATGACATTCCTTGCCATCATGTATGACGTGCAGTACCTCAATCATTCCACTCTTAGTCCACGACTGCATCGTTTTTAAGTCAGGCTTTTCGTCATACTCTACTATTTCAAAGAACACACCCTCATCATTAGGCACATCATTTATGTGCATCACATTATATGTATCACTCATTGTCACCCCCTAGTGCAATATTTCTTCGTTGATAATACGCTCGGCTTGAGCATTGAAACCTTCATCGACTTCTTCATCAGTCATCTTGACCATCTGCTCTGTATCAACCCTGTGCTGATTCCATTCCTCGTACCAATCAAGCCTCTCACTTACATCGGCAAGCATGTCTCTCACAAAATCTTTTTCTGTGCGCAACATCATGTTGCAAAGGAACGCAGTAAGCATGTCATACCACATGTTCACAGGTGATGTGCTTTCACGTTCAAATAACTCTTCGTGACCTACCATATTTACAAAGGTATTCGTATACCCCCATATCCTTTCGTATATTTCAATACACTCCTGTAAGTCATCACCTTCACCACGTACAGTCTCGGCAATCTTATCTAAGAATTCTTTATCTTTTTTATTCATGTTAATATCTCCTTGATATTATTTTAGTTATAGTTACCAACATGTCAACGTAATTTAACATTACGTTTACACATCCTCCAAGAACCTATCGCCATAAGCCTCTGTTGCATTGATCGCTTGGTCTACTGCGTTTATAGGATTACCAATAGCTATGTATCCATTGTGTGAATACCAATCAGGCAGACAGGCAAGCAAGTCTTTTGCGTTGTACAGATTCTGTATCGCTTGCTCATATATTTTCTTATGATCTTCACGTTCACCTAAGTCTGTTTCAAATTCCTCACTCATGCAAACCTCCTGTATTTTCTGCGGTTACTTGGTTTAGTTCTGTTTAAACATTCTACAACCACAGCATTCCACAAGCCTAGTGTACATACACCAACACCAACACCTGATGCAAAGAGGATATACACATCAACCCCCCCTACATCATAAGCAATATGTAAACCATACGTATAACCTAGACCACCAAATGCAACTAATCCCATAGCAGTTGCCACTATTATTATGATGTTAAGCATCATCACTCTCCTTATTATCAACAGGTTCACCTGTTATTTTATCCACAGGGTATGCATGTACTCGCATACCTTCTGCCTCACGCGTCACCTCAACTCTAAGAGTTTGTCCTTCTTTAAGTTTAGGTTCTTCTTCTGCGATGGCTAACTTGATAGCCATCTGTATTCTTTCTTCTACTGAATACTCCATAATTTTTCTCCTTATATGTAGTAGGTATATTCATATACATTCATATACCTTACTACTTATCTTCTAACTTAGTGCCATCCCAATCTAAACCTTGCGTTTGATTCTCGTATATCTTGATTGTCCTAGCCATCTGTCTGTCCATGTCACTCTCACGCATTTCATTTACAGATGGGAAGTACACACACCCATGCCTCATGTGAAGTGGTAACTCAGCCGGTCTACCATATCCTGATGACCATTCATCCTCTGCATTAAGTTGACGTTCAGTCAAGGCAAAGATTATCTTGCGTAACATGGATGGATGTACCATCGCATAAGCGCATCTGTCTATGTCCAATGGCTGACCGGCAGTCTTTAAAGGCATTTCAATCAAGCCACTACTTCTACCGGCTTTTGTATACTCAATCAATGTAATTGCACAAGACAATCCACTATCCTCAAGCTTGTCCACAAGTGACAGGATGCTTGCACCTCTACGCATCAAAGTCTTTTCATTGATGTGCGCTGATGCACTTATGTTAACCTTGATCTCAACCACTCTACCCATAGAGCGTTCATCACCAAGCGGACTCATCATGTGTGATGGGCAACCTGACACATACAGAGGTATGTTAGGCATGTATCCGGCTACGTTGTACTCATGTGATGGCAGTCTCTCGAATGACGTAGATGCATGAGCCATGTCCAATTCATCAGACATGTGTTGTCTACCATCTTTCCATCCATACTCTGCGAGTTCCATAGCACCATTAACGTCTACGTTACCACTCCATTTGTCGGGGGCATCATCAGATGCACATCTACCCTTCCATTTAGGTATGTTAGGGTCTTTTAAAAACCCTAACATTTCATCAAAGGTCTCAAACCTCATAGCAAAATTATTGTTAGCCATAATATTTCTCCACGTTTAAACAGTCTTACACACCGGCTTCGGTACGAATCCTCTTAACAGTATCATCGTCCAAGCCACCGAACACATACTGACTAAGCACATCTTCCATGTCACATCCATCAAGTATTGCACGTCCACCCTTGATGCTTGCTCTAGGTGATATGACACAACGTATCTTCATGTCATCCTTCGCCTTACGTAACTTCTGTACGATCTTCGTGAAGTTCCTATCAGGACTAATCTTTAACTCAAGCTTTTCATCATAGTCAAGGCTGATGACCGGCTTGAACCTGTCAATGGTTGCACCATCAAGCTGATTTCTACCAACGTACTCCCTATCTGCACCTCTACCATATGTGTTGGCACATGCAATCAAGCGGAAGTTCGGATGCTTTTTGACCACACCGCAAGGGAAGTCAGCCACATCATTTTCCATAGATGCATTGAGAGCAACCAATGCTTGTGGATTAGAACCATCGATTTCATCGAACAGGAACAAACCACCATCACGAAAGCATTTGACGAATGAGGACTCAACGTAGTTGCCATTGGCATCCATGTAACCTCTTACTTCGTAAGCTTGGAACATAGCACCTGACATACCAAATTGATAATCATCTTGGTCAAAGGCTTTGCCCAACATGTCTGTCAACTGCGTAGCCATAGTGGTCTTACCACTACCCGCACCGCCTACAAGAAGTACGTTGTCGCCACGTATCAAGGCTTTGAGTACTTGAGGCAACTTCTCATGCATGAGACCATCAAACTCAACCGTACCGCTTGGCTTGGGTATCTCAACTACAGTCTTGCCACCGCCATGCTTTTCAATCAGGTCAACGATCACCTTCTCATTAACACCATCATGGCAACCATCATCCAATGTTGGATGCACCTTCTTGATGATATCAACGATCTCTTTCTCAAGAGCGTTCTTAGGCTCATACTCCGGAGGAGTATCAGACTCACCATCACCGCCATCGCCATCAGAATCATCCTCGGACTCGGAAGAATCATCCTTTTCACCATCTGCATCATCTGCATCATGTGGCTCTGCATCACCGCCATCGCCATCATCCGCATCAGCTTTTAGCTGAGCGATATCAATGTCGTTGTACAGATCGATGAGTTCCTCATCGGACATCTGACTAGCACGCTTGCCATAGGCAACTGCCAACTTTTTAAGAACCCTACGCTCACCATCGGTGAGAGTATCCAATGTGCAAGGGAAACCAAACATTGCTTTAGCACTTTCAGCAATGCTGAGTATCAAATCTACATTCATGTGTATCTCCAATTAACTGCGTTTAAACAACGAACAGACTATCAGTCTGCTCACAAGCGGGACATGGTGCAGTTTCCATATCTAGCATAGCTACGTTCTTACGACTTGTACGGAAGTGAAAGTCGCAACTACCACAGGATACTTTCAGCATCCTAGTGGACTGTTTCTTAGTGAAGTCAATATCAATTGCTCCATGTGGATAGTCTCCTAAGAGACCAAGCACATCATCAATCTGCTCCTTCAACCCCTCACCGGCATGGGTAGAGGTAAGCTTGCCCTCAAGACCAATCTTTCTCGCTAAGCGAGCAAATCTGCCCTTGTGACCATTCTCATTTCTATCCACCACATGAACAAGTTCATGTGCAAGTATCTCCAATGCTTGAAAGCCATCATCAATCACAGGATTGATAAACACTTCAAAGTGATTATCACTTGAGGCATCAGCATGTATGCAGACACCAAGCACCTTACCACCTCGGTGACGAGGTGCATATCCAACAGACACCCTATAGGGTGGCACGTCCTTCCAACTAACATCGTATTTCTCAAAGGTAGAGATCAGTTGATCAGCACCTTCGGTGAGCCAAGCCTCACGATCAGTATAATTTTCCATAGTTTTTCTCCATGTTTAGTTTAAATACTCTCTTCACTATGTTCAGAGAGTTATTTAAACAAATTGTTATTTACAAGGCGGTACAGTCTCGCTTAGTTTCATAATATGAAATCCAGCACTATCCCAAGTTACTTTGTAACCTACACCCCATTCCATTTCCCATTTAAGCAGATGCTTAAATTCATCCCCGCTCACATGACCCACACTAAGCATGATGCCCTTGCCTCCATGCTTGTAGATGTGCATGTCCTCATACTTGGATGGCACAGGATTGTCATCATCTTCGATGTAGATATTTCCTATCACTTCGTCAAGCAAGCGCAATTGACGTAAGTCAATATCTTTAGGCAACCTCAGAAAGAACTCGTTCTTTCTTTCTTTTGAGCAAGCCAAAACCCACGTATCTTTGATACGTAGAAAGCCTCTGTTAGCCAAGATATCGCCGCACTCAAAGGTTAAACCTTTGACCATTGCATCAGCAATTCTTTCAAACGATGTCATTAATGCACCGTTTGGTCTGTGTGTTGCTACTTCAGTAGCGCACTCTAAGTTTTCCATATTCATTCTCCAATTGTGAGGTCTAAAGACCTCGTTAAGCAAAATAACCATTGTCAGGATATTCTATCCTGTGGTCACCTAGTTCCTCGTCATAGCTTGCATAATCCTCATCAGCCTCATTTACTTCGTAAATTCGTGCATCCGCAAGACCACACTCACAGTCCATGTACCTCCAAAAAGGCTCATCAGCAGAGTAGCAATCCAAGAGTTTCAGGCGCAGTCTTTCAGACTCACGCACAACTCTTGTGTCGAATCCATTGTCCTTAAGAAAGGTGTTAACCTTTCTCATGTAGTAGTCAGACGTAATCCTGAAAGGACTGAGCGTGACTACCTCACCCTGAACCTGAACCACGTAGCGACCATTAATCGCCATCAGACTGCGGTCATCTAAAGCTGAATCGCCTCTTATTACTTCGTAATCAATCATAATTTTCTCCAGTTGTTTGGGGGATATGGTTTAAACCCCCTTCACTACGTTCAGGGGGTTTTAAACCTATCCTCCTTACAGTTTCCGATCTCTCAACATTCCGCATGGTAGCCTAGGACATTATGCGCGTCAACTACTGATTGAATGTGGGGTTGCCGAAGGAAACGAATTGATCTACGTTTAGGTATGATTTATCATACCTCCATGACAGATCAAAAGACAAAGACTCCCATAGGTACACTAAGCGTCAAAGAGCGTCTATTTGCTAGGTATAAGGCTCAAGGCTACTCACATGGCAAGAGTGCAGAGTTAGCGGGATACAAGGCGGGAACTAGCGCAGAAAAGCAAGGTTACAGACTGTCCAAAAAAGCTGATATACAGGACGAGATCGCAAGGATATTGGCAGAGCAAGAGACTAGAAGTCTCATTGACAGGGAATCGCACCTCGATGAATTGGCAAAGCTACGAGACAAAGCGGTTGATACAGGGCAGATCGGCTCAGCAGTAACTGCTGAACACTACCGTG